GATATCTTGTTTACCAGTTTCACCTTTGGGGTAGTACGTAAACGCGTACGCACGCTCACGGCAATTGCCCACAGGAGTTTTAGTATTACCTCCTGTGGACTTCTGGGCATTTTCTTCTGTCATTATACATTGCCTAAATATATTTGTTTAAGTCATTTGACAAGTGTTTTAGTGGCCCCGGGGGGTGCGCTGCGAACAGCAGCTTTGCGCGCCCGGGGGTTATCCTGTAGAAATTAATATCTTTAGCAATAATATAGATGGCAGGTATCTATGCAAAAAGTACGCGATCTCGTAAGTTTTTTAAAAGGCGCCCTAGAAAAGGGGCTCGCCGTTATCGTCGTGGTTTCGCTACCAAGCGTGACCTCTACTTGCTGTCAAGGCAAGTCAAAAACACCCGCGAAGTGAAGCAAGCGTTCGCAGTACAATCCTTCGAATTTGGCTCTTACAAAGCGCCAAACGAAGGGATCTCAGACACATACGCCACACGTTCATTGGCAATTGATGGTAACTTCAATGCTATTACTATACCGCAAAACGCTACTGCAAGTGGTCGGATCGGTTCAGATATTCGTATCAAGAAGGTTGAATTAAAGATGAATTTTATCGTGCTGCCAGCATCAGCACCCTCTAATTCAAACCCTAAACCTCAATTGGTCAAAATATATTTTGGTTATTCGAAGCCCCAGGCGGGTCGTTCTCGACAAAATCTACCGCCCAACGCTGCTTTATTTTACAAGCTAGGAAACGTTGCTGTAAACCCCACTGGTACAGTCGAGGATCTCACAAGATCCAGCAGCATTAATACTGATCTATATTCTATAGTCAAGAGAACCAGAAATATCAAGCTTGGCGCCGCTAGCTATGAAACAGCTAGTGTCAATCAGCAACAGTTTAACAATAACGACTTCAGTCTGTTTAAGTCTATGACTTTTGATTTGACCAAGCATTATCCTAAGAACCAGCATTTTTATTCTACTGATGCAGGATCTGCCCAACGTGGGTTATATATGTACTGTACAAGTGTAAACGCCGATGGAACATCTAGCACCATTACACCCTTGAAATGTTCATACGAACTAAAAATTTCATACACTGATGCATAGACATACCAACATAGCAAATATCATTGTCTTATAATATTTGTCCGAGATTAGGGTCTCTATTTTAATAGACCTTAAACGAAGTTTTCTAGTGCGCCGCAGGCAAACAAGCCTTAGTAGCAACAGCCCCGTGTTTTGAGAATTCCAGTGCGATACCTCGCAGCGGCAAAGGGAGACCAACGGATCGACCTGCCGCACTGGGAATAGGCCCCTTGTGGGTTGGTCTTAAATCGCCCGAAGCGGGGTGTTTTGTATGTCCCTCATTAATCGTCCTGGCAGAAAGAATATGCACCACAAAACGTCTATTTAACTCAGAGAAGTCTTCACGGTTATGATAACACATTTCAGGAGTCCTGATGGAAGCGATCCTGATTTCTTTAGCCAAAAATGGTACTGATTCGCGTCCGCGCCATTTGACCATCTTTGGAAATTTATCAACCAGGTCCATGAGTTCCCAGTACTTTAGTTGCCCTGCAAACTCATTTAGTATCACTATTGGTTGACCTTTATAACCGTCCCACCATTCTTCATTTAGATTTTTAATATAATGTGTATCAGGGTTGTAGTCAGAGAAAACGGCATGAGATTTGCCGGACCCACTTGGTCCAGTGTACCAAATACCTTTGGTCATTTCTGTACGAAACTGTTTACGGAGTGCGATAGCTTCTACCCTTTCTAGTGTCCGACCGTAACAGTGAAAAGCCATTGGATTTTCTAGGCAGATTTCATCGACTGACTTCCCTGCAAGAATCTCATTTTTATATTTAGCGATATCTGTGCGTTTACCTTGTTCAGGCATATCCCCAAATTCTTCGAAGGTGGGGTTCAAGGGTTTCTCCTTGCCGTCCTTATTATAAGGCCCACGAATGTAGTTCTTATTGTCAAGGTATGTCGCCATTGCACACATTGGTTCCACGTGCGAGTTACCGAAGTACTTGGCCACCATTTTGAAAGATTTCTTATCGTAAAAGTATACAAAGCTCTGGTAATGTAAACGTTTTGACTTAGGGCATTCTTCAAGACTGAAAATAAGCCATTTCATTAAGTTGTCGTCAAACTTTGGTTTGTCGGTGATATCTTGTTTACCAGTTTCACCTTTGGGGTAGTACGTAAACGCGTACGCACGCTCACGGCAATTGCCCACAGGAGTTTTAGTATTACCTCCTGTGGACTTCTGGGCATTTTCTTCTGTCATTATA